ACTGTGAAGAGGGGTCAAAATGCAACAACTGCTTCCACTCATGTGCTTGGAGCACCCATCATGGGTATTGAAGCAGCAGATGCTGACTTCATTGATATTGGTGATAACTTTGGATTTGATGGGAGCACCTTCTGATGACAGATGATAATATTATAGATGTAACTCCTGGTAAAGAGAAACCTGCTCATCTTACCAAAGGTGATGTAGAAAAAGATTATGAATATACTAGAGGCAATCTATATTCAATCATTGAGAAGGGTCAGGAAGCAATCAATGGCATTTTAGAACTTGCTCAAGAAAGTGAGATGCCAAGAGCATATGAGGTTGCTGGTCAGTTAATCAAGAATGTTGCTGATGCAACTGATAAACTGATGACCCTACAGCAGAAGTTGAAAGATGTAGAGGAAGAGAAAGTAAGTAAAGGTCCAACTACAGTCAATAATGCTTTGTTTGTTGGTTCAACAGCAGAACTCCAAAAATTACTGAAGAATAATAATCCTGATAAATAATACATCAGGGAGAGAAATCCCAAAGTATTATTACTAATAGAATGTCTAAGAAAGAGGACTTGCCGTCAATAAACGATTATCTAGAGGATAGTGAGCTTCCCTCTTATAAAGATTTTATTGAAGAAGAGAAAGAATTACCATCTGTAGAAGATTATATAACCCAACAACCTCTTGAAGAGGATCAAACCATTGAAGATGCAAATGGAAACACATTTGCAGAAGTTATTGACGTCATAAAAGCACCAGAATGGGGAGAACTGGTCAAATTAGTCAATGATGTAAGAAAAGAAATACCTGAAATCCCAGAAATTAAGTCATATGATGAAGAAATTGCTCAAATAAGTGAAAAAATTGCAGAAATTTCTGATAATTTTTCACAGTATGATCTTAAAAGTGATAAAATCTATGACTTAAGGGCACAAAATGAACAATTTGAGGAAAAATTAACTGAAATTGAGCAAAAAATCCCTGAAATTCCTGAAATCAGGTACTATGAAGGTGATATTGAGTTAATTTATAACAAAATTTCAAGAATTAAGGAAGAAATTGAGTCTCTTCCTGAGGTAAAATACTACGAAAATGACCTTGATGTACTAAAGTCAAGGATTGAAGAGGTAAATGACAACATTCCCACTTTTCCAAAGTGGGTTAATGAGGTAAATGAAGTTCCAGACTTCTCTTGGATTGGAAAAACCTTTGGAGTTATTGATGATGACTTCAAAAAGGTTCAAGGACACCTTGATTTAATCAAAGATACCATTCAATCAAGGGTTTCTGAGTTAAATGAGACCATTGAGACCAAAGATTTTGAACAAAGAGTAGATTCAAAGACTCTTTCTGAGAATTTAGACTCTACAAATACCAGATTAACTGAAACTAAGGACAAAATCTACAAAGAACTGAGGGAAATGACCCTCAGAGTTTATGATCATCACAAAGAATTCAAAGATGATGATAGAAAACTAAAAAAAGCAATATTAGGTGAGCAAAACAAACTCAAACAGACCTTAAAAGAGCAAATTAAGTCTATTGAGAAGGAAAGTATCAAGACAGATGAGAAAATCATCTCTTTTTACACTGATTTAAGAGAAGAAGTAGAGCAAAAGTTCAATTCTCTTCCAGAAGTCAAATATTATGACAAAGACATAAAAAAACTGCAAGTTGAAGTCACAAATGTAAAGACCAACATCAAAGGTCTTGTTTCTGAACTCTATAAAATTGCAACTGTCATTAAAAAGCAGCAAAAAACTCTTACTGAGGGTCTGCTCAATGAACCTCCCAGTGAGAAAGAGACTGCTGGTGGACAAACTGACCCACTGACACCTCTTGACCAAAAATTTGCCACTCTTGATGACCTGTCTAAACACTACAGGTTGTTCATTAGTAGAATTCAGACACAACTATCCACCATGGGTGGTGGTGGAGCAGGATTCATCAAAGATCTTGATGATGTCACTTTTGATGGTTCTGATAATCAACTTCTTATCTACAATGCCTCAACATCTAAGTGGGTTGGTATTGATAGTTCCAAGATTCAAGGTTCTGTAGGTGCTGCAGGAACCTGGGGTATTGACTCAGTTGGTATTCATACTGTCAAGTCTGTTGGTATCAATACAACAACTGCAAAAGCAGGTGTTTCACTGCATGTTATTGGAGACATTGAAGCAACTGGAAATGTCAATGTTGGTGGTACAATTACATATGATGATGTTGTCCATGTTGACTCACTTGGTCTTTCCACATTCAGAAGTGGAATTGAGGTAAACACAGGAACAGCAACAACTGCTTTACTTGTACGTGGTGATGCAAGAATTACAGGCATTCTGACTATTGGTCAATCATCTGTAACCATTGATGGTGACAACAATACTGTCACCACTGGTATTGTTACTATCACAAACAGTCAAGTTATCCTTGGCAGCAATGTAACAATCAATGCATCTGCTACAGGTATTAACTCTGCTCCTAATGTTTTTTATGTTGCCAAAGATGGTGATGATAACAACAATGGAACATCAATTGATAATGCAAAACTGACTATTGCTGGCGCTGTTGGAGTAGCACAATCAGGGTCAGTCATTAAAGTGCTGTCAGGTAACTATGTTGAGAGTAATCCTATCACACTCCCTGCATTTGTTGCTGTTGTTGGTGATGACCAAAGAACTGTCAAGGTTCTACCAAGCAATACCACACAAGATATCTTCCATGTAAACAAAGGGTGTAAGTTAGCAAACATGACCTTCTCTGGTCACCTTGCTCCTGCAGCTGCTGTTGCTTTCCCAACAGGTATTGCAACTAATGTAGGTGGTGGCAAATGGAAGGGTCCTTACATTCAGAATTGCACCAGTGATACAACCACAGGAACTGGCATCTTTATTGATGGTGACAAGGCAGAGAAAACCAAGTCAATGAACGTGGATGCCTTCACCCAATATAATCAAGGTGGTGTTGGTGTTGCTGTAACTAATGAGGGATATGCTCAGTTAGTATCTGTATTCACAATCTGCTGTAATGAAGCAATTACAGTTCACAAAGGAGGTCAGGCAGACCTTGCAAATAGTAATTGTAGTTTTGGAACATTTGGTCTAATTGCTGATGGTGTCAGTGACCAACAATTCACAGGTATTGTTACTTCTAGTGGTGCTGCTGGACAAGACAATATTGTAATCAATGTTGGTGCAGTAACCACCAGACCATATGATGGTCAGGTTGTTTATTTTGACCAACTCTACAAGTCTGTAGAATCAATCACAATCACCAATGGAGGCAGTGGATATACTTCTACCCCATCAGTCACAATCACATCACCTACAGGACCAAACGGAGAGGTAGCAACTGCCTTTGCTACACTTGAAGGTGGTGTTGTAACATCAATTGATATCATTAGTAGTGGAAGTCAATATACAGGCACTGCATCTGTAACCATCTCTGCTCCAGACTCAGGCACAACTGCAACTGCTACAGCAGTCATGGCAGATACGTACTACACAATAAATAGTGCTACACCCATAGTGTCTGGAATTACAACATTAACTCTTGCTGAGAATTTATTGAATACAGTTGGAGTAGCATCAACTGCATACTTCTTCCAACAAAGCAAAATTATTGCAAGTTCTCACACCTTTGAATACATTGGTTCTGGTAATACCATTACTGTTGCCACTCCTAAGAGAGGTGGAGTTACAATTCAGGCAAATGAAGTTATCAGTCAAAATGGTGGAAGTGTGATTTATACCAGCACTGACCAGTCTGGTAATTTTAGAATTGGTGATGATTTCCAAATCAATCAGGCAACAGGAACAGTCAGTGGTAGAGCATTCTCCAAGAGTCTGTTCTCAGAAATGACCCCCTTCATTCTAGCACTTAGTTAAATGGCACAGTTAGCACTCAATAGGTTTAAGACAGAGACAATTGTCTTAACAACATCAGATCAAACAATATACACAGCACCCACTGGTTATACAGGCATTGTATTATATGCCCATGTAACCAATGTTGCCTCTTCAGCAGTTACATTTACTATGTCTCATGTGAGAAGTGCTACCACTACTGAAATCATCAAGGATGCCTCTGTTCCTGTAAGTGATGCTTATGTACCACTTGATGGTAAGTTGGTTCTACAAACCAATGATTCAGTAAAAGCAAGTGCTGGTTCTAACTCATCTCTCAAAGTCCTTCTATCAGTGTTGGAGACTGCTAACTAATGCCTAGACTCATCAGCGAAGTTAATTCAGGTGGTGGTGCAATTGGTATTGCAAGTGATGGTATTGATTTGGGAAATATGAAAAAACTTGATTATGAATCTAACAGAATTGAATATGACACAAATAGTGGAGTAGCAACTGTATTCTCAAACCCACTTACAATCATTGGTCTATAAATACATAGAGACCTTTTTATAAGAAAAATGAAAAAGAAGTGTCCAGATGGAAAATATTATTGTTACACAGATAAAGTGTGTAAGGATATTCCTAAGGGGTTCAAAGTAGTTGGACCTGCTGGAATGCTTCGTAAAGAGAATGGTCACTCTGTAGATGATGATTCTGAAACCAAGAATGGTAAGAAGAATGGCAATGGTAATGGCAATGGAAATGGCAATGGTGGGGCTGTAAGTGAAGATTTGAGAGATTGGTTTGGTTCAGGACCAAAAGGTGGAAAAGGTGGTGGTGGTTGGGATAGATACAACACCAAAGGTGAGAGAATTGGTAAATGTGCTAGAGGTGAGGGTGAAGGTAAACCCAAATGCCTGTCTAATGAGAAGGCAGCAAAAATGTCTAAAGCAGAAAGGGCAGCTGCTGTAAGACGTAAAAGAAGAGAAGACCCAGTTGCAGACAGACCAGGCAAAGGAGGAAAACCAATCATGACATCAAACAAAATTAAAGAGAGTTCCTCACCCATGGTGAGACAGATTCTTGAAAAGATTGAATGTGAAAGAGAATGGCTTCTTGTAGAGAAGAATGTTCCTACCAATCCTTCACTCTGGTCTAAATTCAAGGCGCAAGCAAAAGCAAAGTTTGATGTCTATCCCTCTGCCTATGCCAATGGTTGGGCTGCTAAGAAGTACAAGGCAGCAGGTGGAAGTTGGAAAAAAGCAACCAGTGAGAGTGTGCAGCACAGACTGGAAGAAAAGAAAGGTTGTGCTCACAATAATGTTGGAGAGGAGTG